GAATGCTATCTACTAAAGGATTAAGAAGATTATTAGTAAATGCATCTGCCATCCTTTCGGCAGTAGATTTTTTCGTTGCTGTAGAAATTACACCACTTCTACGTGGTACTTTAATTCTTTTAGGTGCTGATAATTTTACCTCAGGTGTTGATTCAAAGGGAGCTTCAATCTTAATAACAATTGGTTCATCAACTGTTGTCTGCTCTACCTCTACAACCTCTACCTCAACAGGTATATTTTCTGGTTCTGGTTTAGGTTCATCATATAAGTAAGCATCCTTCAGGAATTGATAATAATCAATCATCACCTGATAGGATTCACCACCACCAGGCATATGCATTTGAGGATACCCTCGGGGATCCTTCTTCATGTTAGAAATAATTTTCTCTGCTTCTCCTAGAGAGCAGTCAATTAATTTAGAATACGATGTGCCACCAGCATCCGTACCACCAGTTAACTTTGCTTTCAGTCTATCATACTGAGCATCACTAATCTTACCACGATACCATGGTTGATCTCTGTCTAGTATTCCTGATGGTGGAGTGGGAAGACTCATCGTTGTGCCTGCTGTGCTTTCCTTTGTTCTTCTTGTTCTTTAATCCATTGATTCAGAAGGGAAATGTATACTGTCCTCTCCCACGGCATCATATTTTCAAGCTCTGTCAAGCTATATTTATGGTGCTGCATAAGGGAGAAGTTTGTCCTATAATAGTTTTCTAAAGTATTATAGAACATGCTCACCCGAAAAAAGACTGTAAACCCTCCAACGTATAGGTCGATTCAACTTCTGTCTTTGGATTAATTACTTTGAACTCGTGCTTAAGTGACGGCATAGTCTCAAAGAAAGTTTGTACTAACTCAAACTGATTCTGTGTCATACCTTCTAAGAAAGCAACAACTTCGGATCGTTTCATGTCTGAAGCATCCCACACTTCTTCTTTCTCAAAAATTTGATCTACACAATCAGCAACCAATTCAAATACATCATCCGTTGAATCTAAATTGGCATTAAGTAGCGTGATATTAACAAACTGTTTGAACCCAGGATATTTCATGACAATACCAACGTCATCAGTTAGCATAATTTTTCTGTCATGTCCCTCGGGTTTAAAAACTTCAATATCATCAATACTAATATCAACTGTGACTTGTGTCTCTCCATCATCTTGACACGTTACTTTCATCTTAATCTCTTCCCCAGCAGAAACTGCTCTAATCTTAAGAAATAGATACTCAAGATCAAAAGATGCTAAACTCTCAACTTTTACTCCACGTGTCTGTATACAATTATTCAGGGTTTGTTTTACTGCCGTCTCAATTTCTTTGGCATCTTCAGATTCCATAGCAAGAAGTAATACTTTCTCTTCTTTCACTAGGAATGGTCTATACTTAATTTTTTTTCCTGTTGAAGGGAGTGCTACGTCATACGTTGGCACAGATAAGGTGGGCAATGGCATAACGATAGATAATATGTTTAATTATTTAGATCGACTTTTTTGAGTAAAAAATAGCGGGAAAAATTTTCCAAGTTTCGTGGAATCAACCAGCAAATTTTCTGATGTCATTATAGATGATACTATACTTACTGTAGTAAAAGTTAGCAGTGACTTTAGTTACTTGGGATGCTCCATAGGATAGAGGCACAGCATCGATAGCATAAGGGAAGCAATCAATCAATGTGTACATCATAGATGCTCTACTATTAGCAGCACTCTTTCCTTTTTCAGTCTTTGTGATCGTAACATTACACTGATATTGATCAGGATACTTGAGACGAATAGATTTTTCTCTGCTTCCTAGAGTTCCCGTTTCTGATTTCAAAGCAGCGAGCTTAGCATTTTCTTTCGTATAGTCTCCTGTTTCCTTCATCACATCAAAGCCACCCGAATCAAATTCATTAAAAATGTATCCATGCCAAGCATTTAAAAACTTAAGTGGTGTCATGTTAGCATCACACATCCATCCTAGTTGAAAGTCTGTGTATAACTTGGATGTGGCATAATTAATCTGCCCTTCACCTAATCTAACGCCAGTTAGGTTTCCTGTTGCTGCTTGTACATTAGGAAGTTGTGCTTCTTCACAAAACATCTTAAGTACATCAGCAGCATTACTTCCTTCCACATTTTCATCAGTATCGGCGGCAGAAGTGGACCCCTTACCAAAATCTAGTCCAATTTCCCCAAATCTCTCTCTAATATCTTCGTGTGCAGTTTTATTAAACTGGAAGACAACATCAAAGTTGTTGCTGTATGACATACCACCCTGTTGGGCGATAACATCGACGAATTTTGCTAGTCCCTTTGTTGATGCCACGCTAAATATGGATAGTTGGTCCAACTATATTTATCATGGCATATTCAGGTGTTTATAAACCAACTAACCCCAAAAAATATAAGGGTAATCCAACCAGGATAGTCTTTCGTTCTTTGTGGGAAAGAAAATTTATGTATTTCTGTGATCATAATGACAGTATTGTGGAGTGGGGTAGCGAGGAAGTAATCATTCCTTATCGTTGTCCTACTGATGGAAGAGTACACAGATATTATCCTGACTTCTACATTAAAGTTGTATCTAAAACTGGTGTCATAAGTAAGTATCTCATTGAGGTTAAACCAAAGAAGCAAACCAAACCACCGAATGATAAACCAAAAAAGAAAACTGCCTCTTGGAAGAGGGAAGTCCTAACATACGCTAAGAACCGCGCTAAGTGGGAGGCAGCAGAGGACTTCTGTGAGGACAGGCAGATGAAATTTATTATCCTCACGGAAGATCACCTAGGAGTCTAAAATGGCCACTGGATTTAAATCCATCCAACGTAACACAGTAAATTCTGACGCTGGTTACGAGACTTTGTTCGAGAAGATAACTAAGAAGACAGAAGGAGAAAAAAAACCACTGTCGTGGTATCGTGCTGCTGTTAAATCAGAATCAAAAGCATATGGTACAGATAGTTCACGATATATTTCAGCAGAGAAAAGAGATAGCACTGGTTCTGGTAATGAACAGGATCAAAACATGGTCCGTCGTTATGTAGTAGCAGGACACCTGTATATGTTTGAGTACAAGGCAAAGTCAAGATGGTTGCCTTACTATGATAGATTTCCTCTTGTCTACTGTATTAAGTCTGATAAAAATGAATTTTATGGAGTGAATCTACACTACATGTCTGTCAAACGTAGGATTATGGCAGTCAATAAACTACTCAAGCATAATCGAATTGAATTTCCTAAGAAGTGCTTCCATAAATACTTGCACTCACATGTAGACGGATTCTATCTTGATCTCGCCAGTGCTGAATGGGACACTGCCATTCTGTTACCTACCGAGGACTTTGTAAAAGATGTGAACGGTCGTGTCTTTCCCTATCCTAAAGAGGATGTGTGGAAGGAAACAAATGATTCTTTCTATGATAACATCAAAGCACAACGAGTCATCGAAGGGTATGCCAAGAAATCAAGCAAAGAAATGGTAAAGTAAATGGCAGAAAAACTTAACTTTATTAATACAAAAAGTCAGATTCAATCAGCATCTCGTCTGCAATATCCGTCAAATATTTTTAGTAATTATACGGACTACGTTAAGTTTGATTTTTATAAGTACCAAGGACCTTTCTCTGGTGATGGTAAGGGAAAAACTACTGATATCAATGGATTGTCTCCCGACTTACAAAAATATAACCAGTCAGATGGTCAGCAATATAAAAAATACTCAGGTGTAGAACCTATTCTGATGTACATGCCAGAAGATATCTCAACTGGATATCAAACTGACTGGACTGGTAAAGGTTTTAGTAACATTGCTGCTGGTCTTTTGAAATCCAGCGGAGCAGCTAATGCTGGAAATGGTGCGGGAACTATCGATGCCTTTGTGTCAGCTCTATCTACTGCTGGTGGAGCAGCACCAACAGCAGTAGCTCAAGGAATTTCTACTGGAATCAATGCTCTTGGTGCTGGTGATGTATCAACTGAAGATGTACTCCAAGGATCACTCGGAGTTGTATTAAATCCTAACACAGAACTTATGTTCCAGGGATTCAAACTAAGATCATTTGGTTTGAAGTTTAAGATGGCTCCCCGTAATGAAAAGGAAGCACTAGAAATTAGAAAAATTATTGGTACATTTAAAAAAGTATCACTTCCAAATTATGGACAAGAACCAGGAGGTATTAGTGATTTATCTAAAGCACTGAAAAATGCTTTGGGTAAGCAAAAAGGAAGAACAAATAATAACTACATTGGTGTTCCTGGACTATGTACCGTTCAATTTATGAAAGGAAATGTATTACATCCTTTCTTACCACAGTATAAAGTATGTGCTATTACTGATGTTAGTATCAACTACACACCAGATGGTACTTATTCGACGTTAACTGATGGTTCTCCAGTTGCTATAGAACTAGCACTACAATTCTCAGAAACAAAACTTGTATACTCAAACGAAATTATAAGAGACGGAGCATCTTACTGATGTATTTTAATTTTCTACCATCCATCAAGTATGATGTTAAACCGATCAGTTATCCTTTTTCTGAGTCGGACTATGTTGTAGCAAAGAATTTCTTTAGGCGCTATAAAATAAGTGATACTGCTTTCAATCAAGCAGTGTACTTCAATACATATGCTCTTCAAGATGGACAAAGGTTAGATCAGATTGCCGAGGCAGTTTACAATGATCCCAATCTTGATTGGGTTATCATACTAACCAACAACATGATCAATACAACTTTTGATTTGCCTATGAGTGAGGCAGAACTACAAAAGCATCTTGAAAAACAATATGATAATCCATACTATGATATTCACCACTACGAAATCAGAAGTGAAGAGGAACAAGTAACTGAGTTTGGTAAGGTACTAATGCCACCTAAGACATGGGTTGATGAGTCTTATTACAATGGCAATACTCAATTAGTTCTTGATTCATTCCCTGATCTTAGTTCTACACAAAAAACTATTACATATAACAATAGATATATCTTTTCTTCTAGTGAGTTTGATAACTCATTTGTTGTTAACACACAGAGTGCTGACTTTGAAACATATGGTACAGGTCTTGGAAGTGATGATGGATTTGCTCTATACAGTCCAAGAAGAGGAGGATCGATATCAAATGGTTACCTAAGATTTAGAGGACTTGGAGAACGTTTTGCTGAACTTTTCTCAATAGATACCACCTACCTTAAACAGTTGACAGTCAAAGGAAAGTTTGGTAATAATACTAATGGTGGAGAAGTTCCAGATCTAGCAGAAGAAATTCTAAAACTACAGTATAGAACATCTCCTTCATCAGCATGGGCGGATATTGATATCATTATTCCGAAAGGTATGGTTCAGTATTTTGATTTTGATGGTACACCCCAAGCTCCATTCGGTTTTGGTGGTCCTGGTAGACCACAAGGTGTGTATGAAAATGTAGATTTATATTTTAATAATGGCACTTCTCCAAGTACACCCATGGGTGCCAAGGTAACAGTGACTGTCGAAATAGACGGCACTATATCTGACATAACAATTACTGATAGAGGTGCTGACATTCCATTCGGAACAGTTGAAGGGTGGATTAGAAACGAAGATATTGGTGACGGATTCTTCTACACTTCTCCATCACAAACTACTACGTCGGCCCATCCTAACGTATACCTCAACTCTCTTAGCTTAGGTCAAACACCAGCTGGTGTACAGTTCGGTAGATATTCTACAGAACCATATGCTTTTGATGTTCAAATACCACCAGCAGCAAAGACAGCAACAACTGAGTTTAGACTGTTCCAACCTAGCAATACTGGAGTTACAATGGACCAATATGCTATTCAAGAAATCAACTATGATTTTGAACAGACATATACAGTAGAAACTGATATAAACTACACTGAAATTGATGCCGACAACTTTGTTATTGAAGGTCAACGTTGGACTAGAGTTAGTGGGGCATGGTACAGAGTTGTCCAGAATGGCATTAGATATAATGATAATGGTGTCACTAAAGTAACCAGTGGTGATAAATTATCACGACCTGTAACTGAGTCGGAGTATGAATCATATGAGAATGAAAAGAAACGTGAGATCTACATACTCAAACCAGTATACGTAGAGACTTTGATCGAAGACTTTAGGAAGGCAGCACTATACAAGAAGTCATCAGACTACGTAAGTAATAGGTTGAAGCAGACTGGAGTCTGATCAACTTTTTTAGACAAAAAAATGGGGGAAAAAATTTCCCCCATTCATCATTTTGAAAAACCCATTTTGTAGCAAGAAGGTATTGCTATTTTTGGATTCTTTTTCAATACTCTGTAAGCATGACCATGAACGTCTGTTTCTAAAGTAAGGTGTGCTTTAGTATGAACAAACTGAATCACCAACAGCATCCCAACAAACGAAAGGTTTATATAAGTAACTGGATGATTCAGTCCTTTCCAGAGAAACTTAATCACTAGTCGTTAGCAAGACGAGCGAAGTAGGACAGAGCATCATCGTCATCAGTAGATGGTTTCAGGTTGCTCAACTCTTCCTTCATTGACTGAGGAACAGGAGTTGCTGCTGCCATGATAGCAGGATCGTTGAACCCACCACCAACAGGAGCAGGATCATACTCTTCATCATTGATACTGACAGCAGGAGCACTACCAGTATTCAAGACAGCATTGAGACGAGTCTTCAGTTCATCATAAGATTTGAACTGATCATCAGCAGTGTATGCTTCCAGACTGTATGCTTGCTTCCAGATTGATTCGAGTTCGTCATCGTTAGCAGCAAGAGCAGCAGGGCGATCAAACTCAGCAGAATCATAGTTCCAATAACCAGCAACGGTTTTGATCTTCAGTTTGAAGTTAGCACCTT